GCACATCTAATGTGACGAGCGCATCGTCTGGGTATTCGTACAAGGCGTCGATGAGTTCAGCTTTCGTCATGATATTCGTTTTCGAGTTTGTAAAGGGTGTCCAGAACCTGTTGCAGGTCATACTTGATGTCCGCCACCTTGTGGCAGAGGTCTTCGATGATTTCTTTTTTAGTCATTGTCTTCAAAGTGTTCGTTATACATTTCGTCAATCTGCTCGTCAGTGCTGTCCTTGAGTTCGTACAGCATGGAGTCGTACAAAGCCTCGTACATGGTTTTCCAATCCATGTCCTGCAATACACTTTCGATGTAGCGTGTGGTCTTTTCGTATCGTGTCATTTGTCTTGGATGTATCTGATGATGCATAGGATTCCCAGGGCCGTCAGGTACAAGCATAGTCCTGACAGACAATAGATGTCGAACGTGGTCATGAATTAAAGTTTGAATGTGGTGAGGTCGCCCCTCATAATCTTGACTTGATTGTCGTGCGTGTAGAAGGGAGGTTGGGATTCGAACACAACTGCCATCGTATGATGTACGCACCATCTGCGCTCCCTTGAAAAAGGTGGGGGTGGCATGACGTTTCATACACACCCCCTTGGTCAAACTTCACTCAACCAAATACTTTTCGTACTGCACCACCATGTCAATCGCTTGAGTCATGGCGTATGTCTTCTGTTGCTCGATGGTTCCTGCCACTTGTGGCTTGGGCAAAGTAAACTTAAAACAGCCTTCCTTGCAAATGTGCCCCATCGTGACACTACCTATCATGATCGCCTGGGCGATGTCATTTGTCAGCTTTATCTTCTCTTGATGTGTCATTCTTCTTTTTCTTCAATGGTGGGATAGTCACGAAGTGAATGTTGTGCTTCTTGAGTGCCTTCTCTTGCATTTGTGCAAGCTCCTTCACGAGGTTGAATTGTGTGTTGTCGTTGTTCATGTCAAATCAAATGCTGTGTCTTTGAAGGCGTTTTCGAGGATGCGTTTGTTGTTGCCGTCTGCATGATACCATGTGTCGATGAGTCGATACATGAATCCACCGCAGGTCTTTTGTCGTTGCTCAAGTTTCTCGTGTTGTGTCATGCTTCTTGCTTTAAAAGTTCGAGGTGTTGGTCTGCTCGCCAGATGATTTCTTGCTTGGAGATTTGAACGTACACGTCTGGGTTGTGTGTCATGACGTGTATGGTGCCGTCTGCTTGGAGTTCAGCGTCGATTTCAAATCGCTCGAAGCATGCGAGGCAGTCTTGTAGTGTGGACTTGTTCATGTCTTGTTGTGTTTGCATTCGTCGCATACTTCGTAACGCTCCGTCCCGTCAGGGATGGTTGGGTGTGAGTACACCGCAGTATGGATGTACCCCTTGCCGTTACAGGTTTCGCAGTTCATTGTTCGTTGGTTTCAAATTGGTAGTCATCCTCGTCCTCCCACTCCGTGTAGTAGTAGTATTCGTCGTCGTATGCCTCTTGTGCGGTCTTGTATGATGTGTGCTCCTTGAGCCACCATTCGATGCCCACCTCTTCAGAGACATAGTATGCACCATCGCAGATGCAGAATCCCTTGTTCATACCCTGTCCTGTGACGTCACATTGTCTTGCGTATCTCATGTCAGCTTGTGATGTAATTGATTGGAATGAAGTATGCTTGGGCCTCTTGTATATAGTCGTATGGTGCGGGGCAGGCTTCTGATTGAAACCAATCTTCGCTCATGTATACCTGCACTTCAGGCCATAGCACGAGTTTGTATGTGTCATCCATGATTAGCTGTATTTTTCGTCGATTCGTTGCTTGGTTTCTTCACAGCAGGCAATCCATGCCTCCATGTTCACGAAGGACACCTTGCCCTCCTCACGCATCTTCGCGTCGTTCTCCAGCAGTTCGTCTTTGATTTCTATGTAGTGGTCAAGCCCCTTCTGCAAGCAGTCGAGGACTACCATTTGTATAAGGGCGCCGTGCTTGCTGTACCCTGTCATGAGGTGTGACATGAACTCGTCGTTGGTCATGTCCTTGATGTCGATGGGACTTTTCATGGTTGTGAAGTTTGAGTTGTTTAGTGTGTTCGTGTGTTAGACTCTTCACTATGTTCAGAGTCTAACACACTCACACTACATTAGTGGTTGGTGGGTTGACTTCCCACACTTCGTCGAGGTGATACCTGTGCTTGCGTTTCATATATTGTATGAAGTTATCATAGTGGTTCTTGTCACGGAATGTTTTACTAATAGTAAACTTCCTGCCATAGGGGATAATGAACTGAATTTTCAAGTCCATAACTCACGAATCATAAGCCATACGACAGCTTGCAAATGTGCAGGTGCATACCCCATATCATGCGACATACGTTGGAACCTGCGCTCCATGATGTCATACTGCTTGGGTGTGACGGTGGTTTCAAGGGGCTTGCGCTTATTTGATACACTTTGGAATGCTAATAACATCCATGAATCAATTGTAACAGCATTCATGTCTTTTGCACCCACATTTAGAGCGAAGCGATGGGTCTTTCGACTCGTTTCTTGGATTGACTTGGTGCCTCTGGCAATGTTGAAAGCCTTGATTTTGTTCGTGTCAAATGTCGAACACTTCACCATGTCATGTGATACGTTGTCACGAACTGCCTGACATACGTTCCATGCGTCAATCTTGTTGCGTTCCCACTTGTTTCTTGGGGAGAGGGCTGAGATGACACCCCCTGCCATAACAGGGGAGATGTCAAACTTGTTGGCCATACTCAAAGCGAACTGCTGAGCTTCGTCATACCATACGAGGCCGTCTTGCTTCATGTCATGTGATGCCATGTCATGCCAATGTGATACGTTGCGACGCATCTTGGACAGCGTCTTTTCAAATGTTTGTGGATTCATGTCTGTTGATTGTTCAAGTATGCCAAAGCATCCTTGATGGTGGTACATTGTGGCACATTTTCTGTTGTGCCGTCAGTGAAGTGCAACATGTTGAGTTCTGGGGCATATGCATGGCGCTCAAGCCCAAGGATAGGATGTATTCTCTTCACGATGTTTACTTTGTAAGTTCGACGAAGTTGTCACCCCAGTTGTCACACATGATCGTGTGCCTGCTCCCATCATACCCTGTACATACGGGGTTGAAGCCTGTGCTTTTGAGGTGTTGAAGGGCTTGCTTCAAGGGGTCACCAATGGCGTAATCATATGACATGACTACTTTGTCCGTGTGGCTGAACTCCTTTGCGGCAGGTTCAATGATTGCAACTCTGGCACCAAGGGTGTTGGTGGGGCCAAGGAAGGCCACCTCAAGGAGGCGGTAGTTAGGTGTATCTGACATGATGTGTGAAGTTTACTTGGTACGAAATTCTTTGAAGGCTATTCTGGCTTCGCCAAGGGCGTCGAGTTGTCTTTCGAGACGTTCGATTGTCCATTTTGCCTGCTCCATGATATCCTTTTGGGCATGGAGGGCACGCTTGGTGGCTTGCCAAATTTCTTCCTGTTTGTCCAGAGAGTCCATAAAGTCCAGCTCTGCTGGGTCAAAGGTCATGTGTGTATCTGACATGATATGTGTATTAGAGGTTTGAGCCGTTGTTCATGTTGAGCCAATCGTTCAACAGATTCCACAGAATCAACGTGGATATGATGATTACACAGACGGAGATGATTGATGAAAGCATGGGGCATAAAAATTTTGGTGAGGACGGCCCTCATTATCTTAGACTTGATTGTTGGGGGCACACATCACATCATATGATATGCACCCCCTTCACATCACATCAACTCTGAAAGCTGACGGAGGGACAGGTCACTGAAGCTAACTTCGTTGGCCGTTCCATCCAACGGGAACTCCAAGTCAAGCTTCGCTTGAAAGGCCTTCAGCACCTCTTCCTTTTGAGCCTTCGCCCTCTGTGTGATACGTTCCGTGCTTCCGTTGGCCTTACTGACCTCAGCGACAGCTTTCTGTGCTTCCTTGACGGAAGCCGTGGGCTTGTGCTTGGATGGTGTGATAGGTGTATCAGGGCGGCCATGGAAGGCTTTCTCTTGGCGGTCAGCTACCCTCTGGGTAGGGGTGGCTTTCTTGGTCGTCGTCTTACGACGCTTTGGCTTGGCCTTGGCTTTGGGCTTGGTCACCTTTGGTGGCTCTTGCGTCATACCCTGTGATACGAGGAACTGCTTGAACAACTCCATCATCTCTTCAGCCCCTTGGGGCTGTTCTTTGTGTGATACCTTAGGCTTGGGTGCCTTGGGCTTGGGGAGTTCGACTGCTTCAACGAACTCAAGGAGTTCATTGATGGCCTTTCGAGCGGCCCCTTTCTTCACCTTGGAAGGTGAGAAGTAGAACTCATTGACTGAGACTGACACTGCCTTCAGCAGTGAGACACGGTTGGTTGAATTTTTCATTGGAAATGAATTTGAAAATGTGAAGTTTGAAGTTGAAAGGGAGGGGTCGTTACTGACACTGTTCGTAAGAACTCACAGTGTCTGTAACTCCCCCTATGTTGGTTGGTCAGTCCATCAACTCGTTGATGATGGCTTGCTGAAGGTCAGTTGAGAGTTCAAGGAACTCCGCATCATACCACAGGGTGGCAGGTGAGGGAGTCCAGAAGATTTCAAGCAAGGCTTGAACTTTGAGGGTTGAAGTATCCATCGAAGATGATTGTGAAGTTTGACTGGCAACATTGCCGCCACAAAGGTAAAGGGCAGAACTGGCAAAATCCAACCCTCTTCTTACTGCGCGATTTTTCACGCGTGAAGGGTACTTTAGTACCCCCTGCTAAAACAGGCGAAGAAGTGGCCTCGCGCCCAAGCATCATGCGGCGTATGTGCGAGGTTCGACGTTGTTAGTGTTAGTTGGTTGGGATAGTCAATAGCAAACCCTGCACGTTACTATATGTGGTCCCTTGGACTGCGCGTGGTAAGGCGTAGGGGTTTTGTCCCCCTGATGGAATTGTCAATACTTTCCAGGGATTTGGCAGGGCATTGGCCTTTCTCCTCCGTTGTTAGAACCCCTTGGGGTTCCAACAAAGCTGAAAAGATGTGGCAAAGTTGACCAAAGGTCAAGGGGAGGGGGGTCTCACAGCGCATTTGTGTATGCAGGTGTAGACGTACATAGGTATATATAATCCCCACGGTGCGTATTTCTCCGCTTTTTTCCCAATGATCGTTCGCTCATCGACTTCGAGTGGGAGCATTAACCACAGCCTGATCAGATACTTACACCCTGTTGCCTCTAGTGGCTGTTCAGGGTTGACTTTTAAAATTTTCTAGTATAACTTTGCTAAACTATTTAGAAGGTTGTCACTGTACAGATGGTTGTGTGTGCACACAAAGCTGATGCGCGTACTCTCGTGGGTAACAACTATTACTATAACGCATGGATAGCTGTGTTTTGTCCGTAACCAGGCTGTTGTAGTCCTCTGCAGAACGTTTATATTTGCAGGTATGAGATCTAAAGTCAAGAGAAAGCGTGGTTTGCAGCCCATCAAGAGGTATGAGCATGGTGGGCCACATGATGTTCTTGGAAATCCTATCCCACCAGCATCCAGGGCTGACACCGCTAGGCTTGTAAGTGCGGGTCAGGCGCAGATGCAGGAGCTTTTAGATCAAGGATATATTCCTTTTGGTGATTCAGCCATTAAAAACACTGACACCAGAACAGATTTCGTTAGGGCTGACAGAGGATTCTTTGCAGATGACAGCATACTTCTAGGTGAGATTGAAGATGCCATGCTTGAAAAGCCTTGGCTTGCGTACAAGATGTACCCTCCTGGATATTCTGCATTGGTTGCAGATGATCTGGACTTCAGCAGAGGCTTCTTTTCAAAGTATGCTAGGAAGGTAGAGAAGTTTGTTGAAGACAATCAAAGGAAATACTTTAGAGATCGCCCATTTAGTCAACTTAAAGAAAGTCTAGAAGAACTCTTAGAGAATAAAGATCAGGGCTCTTTCTACAGAGTAACGCAAAATTTAAACAGATTTGTAGATCTAGCCAAGCAGTTTCCTGGGAGAAACGACAGTATGCTTTATACAGAGAGCATAAAAGATGCTGTTGGTGATATTAGATCTTACGATCAAAAGCTAGAACGACTTAATGCAGTTCAAGATTTTGCTGAGATCCCCGTTTTCCCATTGGACGACGAGGGCAACAGAAGAAGACAGACTGTAGAAGAAGAGTACGGGAGGCCTATTGACAGCTCTCCTGCGAAATTTGGAGGCACAAGATCTAAAGAAGATGCTCGATTCTACAGAGAGATTAACAGATCCAAAAATCCAAATCCATTTTATGCTGCTATAGGTACAGCTGATCCAGATGCAATTGATTTAGATGAAGTAGAGGATCTGCTTTCACAAGGATATGGCCCACCCGCTGTTGTTGGTCCAGGAGATGCTTTCTTGGGTTCTGGAATGACAACTCTTGACCAGGCTGGAGCTAATATCACCAATATGGGTAAGAGCGCATACAATATGATTTTTGGTACTCCAGCTCAAGTAATAGAGGAAGATGCGGGAGATCTTGGGAAGAATATAACCGTTGTGCCAGGCACGCAAGTAAACTATGTGGATGTCCCTAAAGGTAAAGTGAGTAAGTTCAGCAACATCTACCCCACCCAGGCCAGGGATACAAGAATCCAGAAGGTCACTTTCAACCCCGTGACAGATCAGTTTGAGCCAGTAGAAGGTAGGTTTTACTTAGATAGAGAGTCTGAAGGCACTGGAGCTGTTCGAAGAGACGACTTGGTAAAGACTCTATTTAATTACGATATTACTCCTGCTAGAAAATTAAAATTCTACAATGAAGAGCTTGGTGATGTTGTGTCCATCTTTGCATACGACTCACCAGAAATGCTTAAGGCGGCTGGTCTGAAAAGAAGCGCTTACGATATTGCGAAGTATGGGGATACCCCACAGGAAACCAGGCAAGAGACAACAGGTCGATTCAATTACATGGCTCCAGGTTCGTCAGCTTCAGTCACGACTCCAGAACGCAGAAAACCACAAAATTTAAAATCCTTGAAGGCCAGACCTGCTGGCATGAATGTCGTCAAGAATAGAGATCTGATTCCCACATCTCCTATTCAGATGCCAGTAGGTAGAGTTCCTATTCAAATTGGTGCGCTTGCTCAATCGCAAAGAGGAGCAAGACAGGGTGGTCAGAGGCTGGATAGAGAATACTATTACGATCCAATCAAAAGGCAATACAGAGAACGAGAGGTGGATAGTGAGAGACTGGGCGGACCCGTATATGGGACAACAAAACTGTTTGATGAAAAACAAACTCCTGGTGCCCCAGTGTATGGTGGTAGTTATGAGTTTTCCAAAGGGGGTAGACTAATAAAAAGAGTTAGATCGTAATAGGTATATTTGCCCTATGGCTACACTTACAGTTACAATACAAGAAGAACTTACCATCAACGGTAAGGATAGAGGTAACACCAATACGATCTCTCTTTCTTCTGTGAGTGAGGTGTACAGCAGGGTTCTTACTGTAGACAATACAGAACAGACTGTACTGCAGTTTCAGGCAACGAGGCCCGCAGGCGGGACGCTCACCTTTGCAACAATGCAGTACTTGAGGATCACAAACCTTGATGCATCAAATACTGTTGACCTTCGCATTCAAGACACCTCCAACACAAAAGAATACTTTGTTCGTATTGCTGCTTCTGAATCTTTCATCTTGTTTCTTGATAAAATGGATGCAGACGCTACTGCTGGAACTGGTATAGCATTGACTCAGATTGAGTTGATCTCAGCTGAAGCCACAGGAACAAGTAGCGAGACCGCTGACATTGAGATCTTTGCAGTTGCAACCTAATGCCTACAGTAAAAAAATATAAGGATGGAGGTGAGGGTCCAGGCGGCCCTTTCTCTATGACCAAAGAAGAAGAGGACAAGGCAACAGCTGATGTGCTCAAGGGTGACAAGAAGTTTGTCAAGAAGGCTAAGAAGGACGAAAAAAGAACTGGGCGTCTCATTAAAAGAAAAGGCGGTGGAGCTGAAGGATTGGGTAAACTTCAGGATCAGCTTCAGGCCCGCGCAAAAAGAAAGCGCAAGAAAGAGGGGAGGCAACAGAAAAGACAAAACAGAAGATCAGCAAGACAGCTAGGTCGTCAACTCATGGCTAAGCGCGTGGGTAAGGCCCTTGGCCGTGGTAACTCTATATCTGCTAAAGAAGCTGGCTGCCAGGGTGCTGGTTGCGGCGCATACGAATAAGACTATGGAACTTAAAAAGAAAGATGAAAACGGAGGGTTGACCAATCGTCAGGTTAGAAAAAACTCCAGGTTTCAAAACAAAGCTGCTAGAGATGCTGCCATTGTAACGCGAGGTGCAAAAGATTCAAAGGATCTTATGAAAAACCTCAGTCAGTACGATGAGAAGAAAGACAAAAGATCCATTGCAAAGCAGATGATTAAAGCTGGGGCTATTGCGTTGGGCGGTGTTGCCCTTAGTAACCTAAAGTATCCTTCTGATGCGAGTGGAATGACCATGGGTGAGTACATCAAAGAGCTCCGCAGAATAAATCGTTGAAAAAGTGAAGCTGTCAAAAAATTTATCACTGTCAGAAGTGACCAAAAGCACTACGGCTAAACGCCTAGGCATAGACAATACACCAGATGAGTGGGTTACAGAGAATCTTAAAAAGGTTGCAGAGCATATTTTTCAACCTGTGCGCGAGCATTTCAAGTGTCCTATATTCGTTTCGAGCGGCTATCGCTCAGCGGAACTCAACAAGGCGTGTGGTGGTTCAAAGCGTAGTCAGCATGTGGAGGGTAGAGCATTCGATCTTGACGCAGACGTATTTGGACGTGTGTCGAACAGTAGCATATTCAACCACATACGAGAGAATCTACAGTTTGATCAGCTCATTTGGGAGTTTGGTGATGAAGACAATCCTGATTGGGTGCACGTCTCTTATGTTTATGATGGCGTTAATCGTGGCAGGTGCCTCAAAGCTCTTCGAGACGATGAAGGCAAAGTCTACTACGAAGTAATGTTTGGTAAATCACTCTAAGGCATGGCTCTATACGACGACGCATCATTCATCTTCTTAGCCTCTGCAGCTGCTGGGCAGGAAAGAAAAGACGCTAGTAAGGTCTACAATGTAAAGCCAGCACCTATTGCCAGCAGTACAAACGCGCAGGATTTATCTACCTTCACTATAACTAACGTATCAAACGCGGCTAACTCTATCTCAGTTTCAGGAGGGGTAGCAACTTTTGCGGGGGATGGAACTGAGTTTACGCACCTCGATAAAGCGTCAGTATTTGAAGCGAACAAAAAATACAAAGTAGTTGCTACGGTAGAGATTACTTCAGGAGCAATAAAGTTTCAAGATGGTATCACGGATGCAAAGATTGGTGTAGCAACTGTATCAGGGAAATATGCTTTCTATTTTACTTCAGCTTCAAGCGGTGCTTTTTCGAGATTACGCATTGCCAGAAAAGACGGTTCCGCAGCATTTAACTTTACTGTATCTGATGTGTCTGTCTCTGAAGTTGATGTGTTACCTGCAGACTTCGACATCAGCAGAGACGCCAACCTCGATGCTACTCGTGTAGGCCCTGCTGGGTTGATCGAGAAGGGGAGGGAGAACCTGATCTTACAGTCTAATGCTTTTACTACTACGTGGAGCACTTCTAACAGCCCCAATATTACCTCTGGTCAGCTAGGATACGATGGAAGTTTAAATGCTTGGAAAATTGAACTGACTGCAAACTTTGGTCAGATACTCCAAACTTCTTTGTCAGTGCCTACTATTAGCACTTTAAGCATTTTTGTAAAGGCTGGAACAGCTGGATTTGTGAGACTTCGTATTGACGCGGACACAAATGCTATTGCAGACTTTGATCTTTCTGACGGTAGCGTAGCTCATACTGAAGGAAACATTATTGCCACTAAAGCTGATAGTTTTGGTGATGGATGGTTTAGAGTTCAGATGACTAGTACAACAGCGTCTGGAAGTGTCGTCAGGATTTACCCTGCTGTTGCAGCAAACGACTTGAGTGGAACAAGCGGCTTCATCTATGTTCAGGACTCTCAGCTAGAAGTTGGCCTCGTAGCCACTGACGTCATCACCACTGGAGCTGCTGCAGCCACAGCTGGCATCAAAGAAGATGAACCACGCTTTGACTACCCTCTTGCTGGTGGTGCCCCTGCTTTGTTGATAGAGCCTGAGAGACAGAACCTCATTACAGTTTCAGAGTACTTTGGAGGATCTGGGTGGGATGACAATGGCTCTGGCGTCACAGTTGTAACTAATCATGCCGTGTCTCCAGAGGGTGTTAAGAACGCCGCTAAGCTTATTATTGACAATGCAGTTAGCTCAGGCGCAGAATTTAGAACTGCCTCCGCTGTATCTGTTACTTCTGGAAAGGTTTATGCGTTTAGCATTTTCGCTAAAGCAGACGGGTTCGATCAAGTGCAGCTGGATGTGTTTGATAGTAAGTTTGGTGGCACTAATACACATGCAACCCTTAGTGGTGATGGATCAATTACTTCTTCAGGAGCCGACACAACAGCGTCTAGTATTGAAAACTATGGCAATGGTTGGTATAGAATTATTCTGATTGGCACTTGCATTTCATCAGGAACAAGTGATTTTATTCTTAGACTTCAAGTAAACGGAATAAACGGCACAGGTGACGGCTCTAAAGGTATTCTTATCTATGGTGCTCAGGCTGAAGAAGGTCCTTCTGCCAACTCTTACATCCCTTGTCACGAGGCTTCTGCTACGAGAACCACAGACGATGTAGCTGCGCTTGACACCAGCGGTTTCTCTTTTGGAACCACCTGTACGATCTTTTTTGAAGGATCTATTGGACAATTCAACCCCACTGCATCATCTACCATACCTATAACGATGTTTGCTTCGCATGCATCCCCTAATAATTCTGAGCGCTATGTTCTTTTTGCAAGCACCTTTAGTAGCGGAACTTACACTCTTACCTCTCGTCACGACCATAATGGCAATACTGTTGGGGTAAGCAAAAGTGGACTTACAGAGGGTGCTAAGGTAAAGGTAGCTGCTGTATTTAATGGCACATCTCAGAAGTTCTTTGTCAATGGAGCCTTAGCAGGCACAAACACTCACGTTGCTGCAAGTCTCTTTGAATCTCTTGATCTTTCTGGATACGCTCCCAACAAAAACCACACAGTTGGTTCTGTTATGCTTTTCGATTCTGCTATAAGCGATGTTGATGCTTACGTTCTTACTGACACAAGCTATGAATCGTACAGCGAAGCTGCAGACTCATTAAATTACAATCAACATGGCTAAACCATCAATCGTTATTGGCGACGGGAAGTTCGCAACGAAAGACACCAAGTTCCTCGCTCATGCTCAGGGGGATAGCTCTAGCAGGTTTGTAGCCCGTGAGCTTACTTACGATAGGGGATCTAATGTTACAGCCACAAGGGTTCTACCTAACGGTCTGATCGAGAAAGGAAGAGAAAACCTATTCACGCATTCCAACACGTTTTCTAACGACAGCAGTTGGTCTAAGAACAATCTATCAGTATCTGCTTCAGGCGATGCTTTTGACGTTACAGATGATGCGTCAACTGGGAGCCATTATTTATTTTTCTCAGGTACGACACCTAACTCGAAAGTATTAACTGCTAGTATTGAAGCCAAGGCTGGGAGTGTAAACTTCTTGGTCATTAGATTAGGAGGGTTTAATTACGCCTTTTTCAATGTCTCTAATGGAACCCTTGCAAATATCCCTGCAGCCTATATTGATGCTAAAATTGAAGCCACATCAGACGGTTTTTATCGATGCTCTGTTTCAATTCAAACACCAGCTTCAGGCTCTGCATCCGTGTTTTTCCCTACAGATAACTCTTCATCTGTATCCTACACGGGCACAAACAGTGTTGCTCTAACCGTCAAAAATGCTCAACTTGAATTGGGGCTTGCAGCAACAACCTATATCGAATCAGGAGCTTCTACAGGCAAAGCTGGTATCCTTGAAGATCAGGCTAGAGTAGATTACTTAAGCAACTCTAATGGCTATCTCTTGCTTGAGCCCACGAGACAGAATAAACAGGCTTTAAGTGAAAATTTTTCAGCATATAATGCAACAAGAGCCTCTGTAACCGCAAACGCTGACACCTCCCCAGAGGGCCTTAAAAATGCCGCCAAGCTTGTAGAGGACATAACTGCTGGAAACACCCATAAGATGGTCCCCCCTGCGTCAGACCCATTCACTTCAGGAACTACATACTCTATTTCTGTCTTTGCCAAAGCGGCAGGAAGGACTCAGTTTAAGCTGCAGGCTGGAACTACTGCTGTAGCTCCTTACAATGCAGTATTCAACCTTACTGGAGAATCAAGTCCAACCGCCCCCACCAACAATGATGAGGGCACTGCCTCTATGGAGTATTATGGCAATGGTTGGTATAGGTGTAAAATTGAGGGATTTGAAGCGGATCAGAGCGCCAGTACTACTCCAAATTTTTACTTGCAATCTTCAGGTAACGCATCCTATGATGGAGACGGAACAAGCGGAATACTGTTTTATGGTTTTCAGCTAGAAGAGGGTTCTTTTGCTACTTCTTACATACCTACTCATGGCGCTGCCGCAAGCAGAGCAGCAGAAGGACTCCCTGCAAGCACTGGTTCAGTTATAGACATGAGTAGCTTCATGAAGGGTGATGATGTCACGCTTGTTGTTGAGCTTGCTGAAAACTCATCTACTGTAAGAGACGCCAGCAACGCGAGCATTAGACTCAGTAATGGTAATTCTCAGAGTGGTTCTATAAATATATATAGAGCTAGTGCTTCAGCCTCGACGTATAGAGCAGTGTTTTTTGGTACGTCTCCTGATAGTTTTAGTTCAGGTGTTAGCAGTGGCGCTGTGATAATCGATGGTTCTGCACCAAAGATTGCTATAAGCAGAGATAGATCAGCAGGCACATTTACTATATATGTAAATGGGTCTGCTCTTGCTAATTCAGATGGATTAACTGATAGCAACGGACAATTTACAAACTCCAACTTTGATGTTACAATGGATGATTTGCAAATCACAGGAGTGGGAAGCATATTAAAACTTTCAAAGCTCAAGCTGTTTGATTCAGTATTGACAAATTCAGGGGATAACAACGAAATGGCAAGTGAAACAACATGAGAATATTTAGAAAATACGAGTTTGGCAGCCAGTCTGCTGCTACAACAAAGATCAATGCCTTGGGTCTTGACGACGAAGGCAATCCAACCCACGGTCATTCGATTGCAAGGCTGGGTCATATCGTGACAACACAAGGGGAGTATGATGCAGAAGGCAATGAAACTAAGGCCCCTGTATGCTCAGAGAACTACCACGTCGATGTCTTGTGGAAAGACGAAGCATCTTCAGACTGGGATAGTCAGATGGTGTGGTGCATGCCTATGGGGGTGCATACCTTTGGATCGTCCAGCGCCAATGCAGAGTATATTGCGAAGTGTAAGGAGCTACACCCAGAGTGGTTCCCAGAACCTGAAGAAGACTAACTATGCTTGGGCTTAGCACAACAATAGCATCATCATCTTATGTTTCTCGATTAAGGTCAGACGACCTTGTCTCAGCGTTTGCGTCTAGGATTACCGCTGACGATGGCGAAGTAGAGAACACAAACGATCTTGAAAAAGACCTAAGAAAACTTATCTAAGACTCTAGATCTCTGTAAAGAGTTTGCACTAGCAGTCTTCCTCTTTGTGTAAGGGCGTATCTAACCCTGTAGTTGTATTTTGTTTCCTCTCTAAACAAGTGATCTTCTCTGGTGTCTGAGGGGGTCATTCTGTCGAAGTGTTTGTACAATATTCCTTCTTTTACAAGGGGGTACACATACTCTACACCAATCTTATTTGAGGAGATACCAAAGTCTTCTGACGCATACTTTAGAGTAAAGAACTCTAAGTCGTAAGCCCACAGCATAAACATAATTTCTTTTTGAAATATGCTGTGTTTTTCTTTTGCGCTAAGCAGCTCTCTTCTTAGATATTTGAGGTAGTTACGTTTTACGTATCTTTGATTAAGCCTCGAAAACTCTCTGAAGAGTTTTTTCTTAGATACTTTGCTTTTGGGCATTCAAATGGATTTACAGAACTACAAAGATATGGAGAGAGAAGGATTTTTGTTTGAGGTTCAGCAGATCGCTTTGGAAATAGAATCTTTGATTGACAAGTATGACGTGAGAGAAGATGTCATGTCTTTGATGATTATAGGTCTAATTGATGAGATGGAAGACACTCATCAACTAAAGGCTGTGTATGGATATAATCTTAGAGATAGAAGTGAGCTCGAAGAATTGGTTACATTTGCTCAAGACTCCTTTAAAGGAAATGATGAGCCAGATATTGATGATCTAATCAAAGGTCTTGGCATAAGTTTAAATTAAATGGAAGGTGTAATCAGAAAAATCATCATAGGTCGTGATCCTAAGGACGCTATGGCCTACTATGTAGGCATGCGAGCTGGTAGCAGCAGGGTGAGCGCGATTGTTAATGATGAAGCTTTTTTATACAGGCATGGTAAGAACAGATATCTTGTATATCTTCAAGAAGAAGATGGAAGCAATGTTTTATGGAAGTCTGTAGATGACATGCCATGTATCATTGAATACGATCTAAACTTTTGATATGGCTACAAGGACTTATCCTGATGGAACTGTTATCCCAGCATCTTTGCCTGCGGCGTATAAACGCGCAAAGAATAAGAATCAATACTGCGGTAATTGTATGTATTGGATGGGTAACTACTGCACAAGATGGGAGGCTAGAGTAAAATCAGGATATGTGTGTGCGTCTTGGGCTCCCAAACAGGCCATGTCTATTACTCCTGCCGCTGCGCCTGAAGTAGATGTAGCCCCACCAACTGTAGCCCCACCAACTGTTCCATCTCCAACTCCTGTTCCTGCGCAGCCTCGTCAGACTACAGTGCGCAGAACTTCAAGGAGATCCTATGGATACTAAAAAATCCAAGGGTGTTGGTGACACTGTAGAAAAATTCACTCAAAGAACAGGGCTAAAACGCCTGGTCGAAAAGGTCTCAAAAGACTGCGGATGCAGTGAGAGACGAGATAAATTAAATAAAATGTTTCCCTACAAAAATCAATGAAATCTTTAAACATGTTTATCGTTGAGCTGGACAGGCCAATCAACGATACAATCTCCACCAAAAGTGGAATTGAGTTATACATCGACACTCGATATGAGGGCGGTGAGTTCAAATACAGAGTTACTGACGGACCAGTCATAGCTACACCAGCCAAGTACAAAACTCCAGTCAAGAAAGGTGATAGGCTATACTTCCATCACCTTGTTGTGATGCAAGGGGGTCAAAAGCTGACAGGCATGGATAATAGCTACTTTGTCAAGTATGATCCAGAACACGCTATAAATAATCAGGCTATTGCTTACAAAGACAAGAAAGGAAAAATACATCCACTTAATGGTTGGAGCTTGCTGTCTGCTGTTGAAGAAGAGGAAAGAGAAGACGGCACTATTGAAGTAGTGTCTTTGAAAGAAGAGCTCCCAACCAAGGGTGTCGTTGCTTTTGATTCAAAAGAACTGAAGTCAATAGGAGTAAAGAAAGGAGATGTTGTTGGGTTCAAAGAAAACAGAGACTATCGCATCAAGATTGATGGGAAGGAGTACTACAGAACTCGCACTGAAGACCTTTTATACGTAGAGCAATGATTGATAAAGAACACCTGATGACTGTCCTCGAAGAAGAGGAGTGCCTTACTGCTGATGGATTTGACTCTGCTTTAGTGGGGTGCACCTGTGGCCCCAACATAGTTGCTGTATACGATATCAATAAGATGATTGAAGTCTTGATTGAAGAAGGCATGAGCTATGACGACGCTGTAGAGCACTTAGATTACAATGTAGTTGGCTCATACGTTGGAGAAAAAACACCTCAATACATCAACCTTGTCACGCAAGAAGTTTACAACGATTGATGCTGCTCAGCGCTTGATGACAAGCATGGAGGCAGCCATCAATAACATGATTGATGAAATTAAAAAACCTGTTGATCCAGAGATCAATGGTAGTGCCCGTAAAGCAGAGTTGCAGTCCATTAAGCAGACAGCAACAGACTGTAAGGAGTTAATTGTGGAAAGACAGCGCTTAGAACAAATGATCAAAGACCTTACGAACAATGGATCAATCGAGCAAGCAAAAGACTACAGCGGAGGCTTCGCTGAAAGATATTCTAAATGATTGGCAGGCAATAGTCTGGCAAAAGAACAAAACTGATTTTAAATTCTGGGAAGAATCCTGGAATGATGAGTTTGAGGACTGATGCCCTTTAAGGACCGTAATGTTAGGAGGGCTTACAATAAGGAGTACCAGAAAAAACATTACGAGAAAAACAAGGATTACTATAAGTCGAAAGCAAAACAGACTAAAGCACAGCAAAGAAGATGGAATAGAGAGTTTGTAAATAGAGTCAAAAAGATTTTTAGCTGTGTAGACTGTGGAGAGTCAAACACTCTGGTTCTTGATTTTGATCATGTCAAAGGAGACAAAGTTGAAAACATAGCAGACATGGTCCATCGTCCCAACTCTATATCAACTATAAAAAAAGAAATGAGAAAGTGTGAGATTAGATGTGCCAACTGTCACAGGATCAAAACACATGAAAGAAGAAATTCATAGCCGCGAGTATCCCCTCAAGCTTATACCTTGTAGAAAGGGTAACTGGTTACATGTGGGTTCAAGTCCCACTTCGCGGACACGCACCTGTAGCTCAACTGGATAGAGCAGCACACTTCTAATGTGCAGGTTTAGGGTTCGAGTCCCTACAGGTGTACTAAATTAAATTATATCAAATGGCTAAGATTCAAGTTTCAACCTATCAAAAGAAGAAGATCCGTCGCAAGGGCGTACACGCCAAGACGAAAGCTTCAAAAAACAAAAGCTCAAAAAACTATCGCAAGCAGTATGCTGGTCAAGGACGATAAATATGAGGACTATGCTATCTCAATTTGTCCCAACGGTACGCAAGGTGAAAGTATTGAACTTGGTGGGCTACTCATTATTCTTCCCGCTCAGCCTCCCAAGAAACAAATTGCAGGACATGCAAAGTCAAAGCGCCTGCAATTGTGGGAAAGGATTGATATGCCTGAGGAGCTGTCTAGGATTAAGTCTATGGATGAGTGGGCAGAAATGCCAAGGGAGTTTAGAGAAAAGTTTCGTCCGTATATCGAAGAGGAGTTTCGCCGTAGGCGTGAGGGCTTTTGGTTCTATAACAACGGTGTCGCTACGTATATTACGGGCAGGCACTATATGATGCTGCAATGGACCAAGATGGACATAGGCTATCCATCTTACCTTGCCTTCCAACGTGATATATTTATACACCTCGCTGCGTGCGAGTCTGATCCGCGTTGCATTGGTCAGCTGTATACTAAGTGTCGTCGTTCTGGATATACCAATATCTGTTCTTCAGTTTTAGTTGATGAAGCAACTCAGATTAAAGAAAAGCTTCTAGGCATTCAATCAAAAACAGGTAAGGACGCGCAAGAAAACATCTTTATGAAGAAGGTGGTGTATATGTTCAGGAGCTATCCTTTCTTTTTTAAACCCATTCAAGACGGTACTACGAACCCTCGAATGGAGCTTGCCTTTCGAGAACCATCTAAAAGAATTACGAAAAAGAATAAGACATCACAGAATGGTGAGGCGTTGAATACAGTGATCAACTGGAAAAACACCACCAACAATGCATATGATGGTGAGAAGCTACATCTGTTGTATCTTGATGAGGCTGGCAAATGGGAAAAACCTACGGATATAAGGGACGCCTGGAGGATTCAAAGAACCTGCTTGATCGTAGGGCGGAAAATCGTAGGAAAAGCAATGGTGGGAAGCACCGTAAATCCAATGGACAAAGGGGGGAAGGAATACAAAGATTTGTGGAGCGATTCAAACCCAGTGGAGAGAAACAAGAATGGGAGGACTAGGTCTGGATTATACAGGCTATTTATTCCAGCTTTTGAATCACTAGAGGGGTTTTTTGATTTGTACGGAGAGCCTGTAGTTAACGATCCTGACTCTCCTGTTGAGGGGATTGATGGAGAGGAAATATATACTGGATCAAAGTCTTACCTCAAGAACGAAAGGCAGGGACTTATGGAAGACCCCTCAGAACTTAACGAGGTTATCAGGCAGTTTCCCTTTACTACAGACGAAGCATTTAGAGACAGCGTCCAAAGTACCTTGTTTAACATCACTAAGATTTATGAGCAGGTACAATACAATGATGACTTGTATCCAAATCCAGTGGTCGTAGGAAACTTCTATTGGAAGAATGGAGATCAAGACACAGAGATTGCGTTCAAGCCTGACCCCAACGGTAGATTTCATATTGGGTGGATGCCGCCTCCAGAGATGCGGAATCAAAAAAAGTTTGACAGAAACAAACGAGTTGCACCAAATTCAAACATAGGTGTTGGTGGTGTTGACTCTTATGATCTTGATGCAACAGTAGACGGCAGAGGATCTAAGGGGGCAATGCACATGTTTAACAAGTTCAACATGCATCACCCATCAAACATGTTTGTTCTAGAGTATGCTTCTCGCCCACCGTTAGCCAAGATTTTCTACGAGGATTGCTTAATGGCATCTGTGTTTTACGGATATCCTTTGTTAATTGAAAACAATAAGTACGGCATCGCAAGATACTTTGAATCAAGGGGTTATGATGGGTATCTATTGGATAGACCTAAGCATTTGTCAAACAGTCCTGGTGCTCAAAAAGTGAAGACAAAAGGAATCCCCTCCAACTCACAGGATGTTATTCACGCTCATGCTCAGTCTATAGAAGCATACATACACGATCATGTAGGAATAAATCATGATAGTGGTGAATATGGTAAAATGTATTTCAATAGAACCTTGGAGGATTGGATTGGATTTAAAATCGACAATCGAACCAAGTACGACCTTAGTATAAGCTCTGGGCTGTGTTTGTTAGCAGCACAAAAAGAAAAAACAAAACCTAAATCTAGCTTCCAAGAGAAGAGGTTTTTTCGCAGATATAACGTAACTCGTTGATTACTTATATTTGCAAAAGGTAAAATGGAATCCCTATCTAATGCAGGACACAAAAGGTACGAGTAAAGGGTTCCCAAATCCTCTTGCCTCCCCAGAAGAAAAAGCGTCAAAAGCTTACGGCACTCAATATGCAAAAGCTATTGATTCGCAGTGGGGAAGGATGACGGATGTTGGGAGTCTTGTAGGGAAAAGAAATAGAATATTTGCCAGAAGCAGAGACTATGCTATTGGCACACAGGACACAAATATCTACAAGCAGCTACTTAACAGTCTTGACCCCAACGGTGGAGACGGAAGCTTGATGAATCTTGATTATACGCCAGTACCTATTCTGCCTAAGTTTGTTCGTATTGTAGCCAACAAGATTCTTGCAAAGAAGATGTATCCCAACCTAGAGGCCGTTGACCCTCTGTCTACATCTCAAAAAAACCAGAACAAAAGATTTCTGAAGTCTCAGGTTGCTAACAAAGATTTGTTGATGCAATTCAAAGAGCAGACTGGTCAGTCTTTGGGACAAGATCCTGAAACCTTGCCTGATTCAGCTGAAGAGGTTGATATTCTGTACGGAGACAACATTAAGACAGGAGGGGAGATATCTGCTCAGCTTGCAACAAATCTCACTCTTGAGTGGAATCAGTTTGATGATTCTGTTTTTAGAAGATCTGTAAACGACCTGGTTGCATTAGGTATGGCAGTTGTTAAAAGGTCAAATGACCCAAACATTGGCATCAAAACAGACTATGTAGATCCCTCTTTGTTTATACATAGCTATACAGAAGACCCAGGTTTTAATGATCTAACTTACGCGGGTCACATTAAAAAAGTCTCTATTGCTGAATTGCGTAGACTAGCAGGTGATGAGCTTTCTGAAGAAGATCTAGATAAGATTGCCAACAAGGTTAAAGGCACCAATGGCAACAACGCCAACAAATACAGCACAAAAAAATACGATCAAGACTTGAATACCATGACATACGGTTATGATGAATATACCGTCAATGTTTTGGACTTTGAGTTTTTGACTGTTGAGACCATGCACTTTGAAGAGAAAGAAAATCGCTACGGCAATTCTAATTTTTTCTACAAGGGATTTTCTTACAAAGCACCTAAGGGATCTGTCTATGAAAGACGTCCCCAGTGTATGGATATACAGGTTGTTTACCAAGGCAGCTATATTGTTGATTGTGGCATGCTGTATGGGTATGGCAAAAAGAAAAACATTCCCAAGACAATTCACGACTTGTCTAAAGCCACGTTGTCATACTCAGTTTCTGCAGTGAATCTGAAGGATATGATGCCTAAGTCCATGGTGGATAGCTGCACTGGTTTTGCTGACATGCTTCAGCTCACTCACTTGAAGATTCAGCAGGCAATTGCAAAAGCAAAGCCAGATGGATTGGTGATTGATATTGAGGGGCTGGAGAATGTACAGCTTGGAAAAGGAGGGGAGCTTCAGCCACTTGATCTTCATGATATCTATGAACAGACTGGTGTATTCTACTACAGAAGTAAGAATCCAGAGGGGGGATTCCAGAACCCTCCTGTTCGAGAGATTGGCAACAGCATTAGAAACATCAATGAGTTGATTGGATTGTACAATCACTACTTGAGGATGATTCGCGATACAACTGGTGTCAATGAGGCTGTTGATGCCTCAACACCTAAAGGCGATGCTCTTGTGGGTGTGCAACAGCAAGCTATTCAGGCAAGCAACAATGCAACATATGACATTACCAATGCTTCTTTAATACTCTTCAAAAAAGTTTGTCAAGACATTATCAAGTGCATTCAGATTTTGCCAGAAGAGTCTGTAATCTACGGAGCATACAAGAGGTCTTTAGGTGACGAAAACATGGACGCCTTGTCTTCATTTGCAGAGTTGCCTATGTACAACTTTGGGGTTCTTGTCACAAAAGACATGGAGGATAAAGACAAAGCTTATTTGGAGCAGAATATTCAGATGGCTTTGCAACAAAAAGAAATTGATCTTGAAGACGCTATTGCTGTACGAGGGCTTACGGATGTAAATCAAGCTGAGAGACTTCTCATTGTAAAACGTAAGAAGAGAATGCAAAGAGTTTCAGCGATGGCTGAGCAAAATTCTCAGCGTCAAAAACAAGAGGCTCTTCAAGCGGCTCAAGCAGCTTCTCAGCTCAAGCTTCAAGAAGCTCAGGTAGAAGCTCAGCTTGATATGGAAAAGATGAAGCTGAAGAACGAGATGGAGACTTCGCTTGAGACAATGAGGCATCAGTTTAGGCAAGAGATTGAAATGATCAAAGCCAAAGCTACTCTTGGGTTTAGAGAAGAGGATCAAGCGTTTAGAGAGAAGCTTGAAGTTCTTAAAGAGGATAGAAAAGATGATCGCCTTGAATCTCAAACAGCGGATCAGAGCAAGCTTATATCTCAAAGACAAGGCAAGAGAGAGGAGGTTGCAAAAGAGACAAAAGGATTGGTAGATAAAATATTTGAAGACTGATGGCTGAAACAGCAAACTTTGACACAACAGAAGAGCTGAACATCGTCTGTAGAGAGGGCGACACCTTTTCTATGACAGTTAATCTCAAGGATTCTAATGGCACAGGTCTAACGCTAGTGACTGACGAGTATGTTTTTTACATGCAGGTTAAGTCAATAACTCGTGTTGGAGACAAGAGATCTGGTAGACAAAGGGAAAACGTTGTCCTTCAAACGCCAAGCATTGCTAAGGGGCGAGATACAGATGTTAGAATATTTGAATCACCAACCCTGGACAACAGTGGTAACGTAACCATTGAGGCTTCTGCAGAAACCATGAGCCTAATTGCACCTGGATCATACGTATATGATTTGAAGTATGTCAAACCAAGCTCTACTGGACTTGACACTCACAAAGGAGTATTAAGAGGCTCTTTTGTAATTAACTCACAGGTAACTGATGCATTCTAATGTCTGTATCTGTAAGCACAACAGCTGCCAACAAAGTTAGCGTTAGCGTAGATGGAGCTACGCAGCTGTCATTTACGACACAAGAATCTTCTGTATCCGTAACTGAGGCTGCTGATATATCCGTTACTGTCACTGAGAAAGGGCCAAAGGGGGATGCTGGTGCGACAGGTGCTCAGGGCCCTACAGGTGCCACAGGTCCAGCTGGTGCTGACGGAAAGTCTTATACTGTATCATGTGTCGATGGCGACAACAGTGATGAGGAGAAGATTAGACTCACAGACAATGACGGCACAACGGACGACGTAGTTCTAGAAGCAGGAACTGGACTTTCTATTGCCAGGTCTGGTGATAAGATCACATTCACCAACACAATCACTGACACTGACACAGTCTTGACTTCTGAGCAGGTTCAGGATATTGTGGGGGCCATGTTTAGCGGCAACACAGAGACAAGGATATCAGCTACTTACCAAGACGGTGACGGAAACATTGACTTGGTTGTCGATGATATGACTGCTGACACGCAGCTTACTACAGAGCAAGTTCAGGACATTGTAGGCGCTATGTTTAGCGGGAACACGGAGACTCGCATTGCAGCTACTTATCAAGATGGCGATGGAAACATTGACCTAGTTGTTGATGACATGACCGCGAATGACAACACTACATACGGTGTGTCTTGCGTGGATGGAGACAACAGTGACGAAGAAAAAATACGCCTTACAGACAGCAGTGGAGGAACAGATGATGTAGTTCTAGAGGCGGGGACTGGGTTGTCTATTGCTAGAGCTGGAGATAAGATCACCTTTACGAATACAGTCAGCGACACAAACACTCAACTGAGCACTGAAGAAGTTCAGGATATTGCTGGGCCGCTTGTTGCAACAGGAGGCACGAAGACAAACATTGCTGTCACCTATGATGACGCCAGCGGCAATATGGATTTCGTTGTTGCCTCAGATTTGAGCACCACAGGTAATGCTGGGACAGCTACGGCGCTTGCCACTGCAAGGGCTATTAACGGGGTGGACTTTGACGGTACCGCACCTATTACCGTGACTGCGGCTGGATCTACTTTGTCTGATACCGTTACTGTGGCCAAGGGGGGTACTGGGGCTACTAGCTTGACTTCTGATTCTGTTCTTACGGGTGCGGGCACAAGTGCTGTTGTAGCTGAAGCTAACCTTACGTTTGACGGCAGCATACTGACTGTGACTGGTCAAAGAAAAATACCATCTACAACCAGCAGTTCTCAGTATTACGGAGATGTAGTGACTTTTGGTAGCGGGCCCGCTGGTGATGATGGGGACATTGAGGAAGGAAAGCTTTACTATTTAGACTCTTCTCAGCAGTGGGAGCAAACTAATGCAAATGCCGCATCAACAGCTACGGGCATGATTGCTATTGCAGTGGTTGATGATAATGCAAGGTATCTTGTAAAAGGATTGGCTAGACATTCTAGTTGGTCTGGTTTTACAACTGGAGATATTTTGTATGTGTCAGGAACAGCAGGAGAGATAACAAAGACAGCGCCTACTGGAAGCGCTGACATCGTTAGAATTGTAGGCTACTGCACAAATGGTGGCACCAGGGAGATATATTTTGATCCGTCAAAAGACTGGGTTGAGTTGTCATGAGCATAAGTAAGCTTTCAGGAGTTTCTTACAGCTCTATCAATAAGATTTCTGGGGTGGCAAAGTCTGGGGTGGCGAAGGTCAAAGGAGCTACTGTGCCTTCTTCATTCGCAAACACCAAGTCCCTCTTCACTGACGGTGTCAACGACTTTTTTGAGATAAGTTTATCTTCAGATATTATACCTCGTGCTCAGGGGTCTGTGTCTTGTTGGGTCAACATTGATTCATCCAATACATCTACAAAAGTTTTTTGGACAATTTTTGATTCGAGTGAACTGGCTAAGGGTAGAATGGATTTGATTTATTTCAACACCAGTGGGTCAAATGTTTTTGGTCTTGTGGGGCTTTACAGAGAAAACTCAATGAGTGGGAGTTTTGGCACTAGACAATGCGCTGCAAAAACAGCGGCTTCTCATCACGGGGCTCCTTTCAATAGAATTGCAAGTGACTATGGGTCATTTGGCTCAGCTTCAGACAGCATATACAATGCCAACGATATGAAAGGAAACTGGCATCACGTTGTGTACACTTGGGATACATCAGACACCTATGCGTACAGTGGCACAACACACACTGGTGTCATGAAATTGTACTTTGATGGGACGTTGGTTAATTTTGGTCAAAGCACAGTAGCCAGCCATAATGGTACAGGTACTGCTGCGGGTCTTACTGTTGTTGCGGCAGACGTAGTTTTTGACACTATAAGAATTGGTGCAAATAGAGGTGGAGGCCAAGCAATGGACTTGTTGACAGACGAATGGGCTTTGTTTGACAAAGTTCTGAGCGCCAGCGAAGTAACAAACATTTACAATTCTGGCGCACCTGGTGATCTTTCAGGAGAGTCTGATCTGATTGGATGGTGGAGATTTGAAGACAACACAAACGACTCTTCATCAAACTCTAACTCTGGCACTCTTACAAACGGGGCCACCTATAACGCTAGTGTTCCATCATGAGTATGTATTGCATTGTTGATTCTTCTGAAGTTAGTGCTCTTGATTTCTCACAACTTCAAGACGACAGTATCGATGTGCTTCGATACAATTTAACCCGCACACAAGTTGTAGTGGAGTACGATGGCGCACGGCCTTCATTTCTTTCTGGCAAAACAGAATACACTCACTCTGAAATTTCAGCCATCATAAACGACTATGATCAGGGCTGGAATGAGCAAGATCCAGAATGATTATATTTGTAATATGCCTACGGTAAAAAGAAAAGGAAAGATGCCCAAGAAGTTCTCCGTCAAAAGCGGGGACAAGTCTGCATCTGGAGGATTGACAGCCAAGGGCGTTAAAAGATACAGAGCTGCAAACCCTGGCAGCAAATTAAAAACTGCTGTAACTACCAAGCCATCAAAGCTTAAGGCAGGTAGTAAGTCAGCCAAGCGTCGCAAATCTTTTTGCGCTAGAATGAAAGGGATGAAGAAGAGACTTACCAGTGCAAAGACTGCAAGAGATCCAAACTCACGCATCAATAAGGCACTTAGAAAATGGAATTGCTAATGAATGCTGTAAAGAAAAATAAAGGAGGCAAGCTGTCAATCAGCAATAAAAAGGTTTCTGTCTCTCCCCCGTCTGGATATCACTGGATGGAGGATAGGGGTCGATACTTTCTTATGAAAGGCGAATACAAGCCACACCCTGGGGCTGTCGCAAAAGCTGAGTTCAAACTTGCAAATCATCCAAAGTCATGAAAACTAAAAAAGACGCTTGTTATCACAGAGTAAAGGCAGGAGAGAAGGTGTTCCCAAGTGCGTATGCCAGCGGAAGGATTGCTAAGTGCAGAAAGGTAGGGATTGAGAACTACGGCAAGAGCAAGAAGTAGATGCCACCAAACGTCAGAAAGACAAAAAAAGGTCTGGCTCTTAGGCGGTGGTTCAAAGAAAAGTGGAGAACACCAAAGGGCAAAAAAGGCTATAGCGGAAAGGACAGAACCTTTCGCCCTACTGTTCGTGTTTCAAAAGATACCCCATCAACCTGGAGTGAGTTGTCTCCCTCAGAAAGAGCTAGGGCTGCAAAAGAAAAAAGAGAGAAGGGTAGGGTGTCTCGATACAAAAGAAAAACAGAGAGACAGAATAAACGAAAGACTAGAAAAGCGGAGAGAAGAGCAGAGAGCGGCATGCGCGTAATCAAAAGTAGATAATACCTATATTTGCAAAACAAACAATAACTAAAAATGGCTACTACTACTGCATCAATTACCATTTCCAGTGGTGACCTCACTGGAGATGCCTTGTCTCTTAGCTCGACAGCAACGCTTACGAAAGCTGGCACAACTACTGGCTTGGATCAAACTACTGGCGTTGGACGTATTCTATATGGGTCTGCTGGTGTAAACACTTTGATTGCTCATGCTACTTATACAGCAGACAAGGCTCATAAGCTTTACATCAAGAATCCAAGCGGCACAGCTGGTGAGAACATCGTTATTACCTTTGCTTCTCAAGCTATTGGTCGTCTTTACGCTGGAGACTTTGCTCTTATCCCTTGGAATGGAGACACTGACATCAAAGTCACTACTAGTGACGCTAACATGGTTGTCGAGTATCTCTTGATCTTCGAAGCATAATGGCAACGGTAAGAGTCACACTGGGACTCTCAAGTGCTGATGTCATGTCAACAGCTGTTGGTCTAAATGTGGCCACTACGCTGTCTGCTGACTCTGGCAGTATTACACGCGCCAAAGTCAAGGGAACTGCTGCAGACACAGATGATCTTGTCGTTTACAAAGCCAACGACAAACTTGAGAACGCTTATCTCTACATCCAGAACCTGGATCAAGAGAAAGAAAATTACATTATTGTAAGAAACGAAACTGAGTCTAACACAGCTCTTGTCGCTAAGATTGGTGGTGGTGAGTTTGCATTTATTCCTGTTGCAGTAGACAAGACATACGAATGCATTGCCACTAAGGTCAACACTCTAGTTGAATATGGCGTGTTTGGTTTGGACAACTCAGCAGTTACACTCGCATAAAAATTAAAAGATGGCGACATTAGCAAATCAAGGAATAGCAAGTCAGGCTTCTTTTGGTCAACTAGGCAGTGCTTTTGTGGATGACGGAGGTGCATACACCCCACCCACAGGCAAGGTCGTAGTGGCCATTCAGTGCCTGGCTGACACCACATTTACTGTTTTAACTCCAGAGGCTACAGGAGATTGTTTTGGTATAGCTGCCAGTTCTGGCGTTGGAACCAATAACGAGCTGGTTGATAGTAGCAACATTTTCCCAAAGGGCATGACCATTTTTGGACGGTGGACTGCTGTTACTGCTGCGACTGATACTGATGGAGGTGTCATTCTGTACCTGGGGCCAGCAAAACTCAATTGAATATAAATAACTAATTAAATGGAAAATACAATTCACCTTCAAGAAGAGTCGTTTGAAAAAGCTGAGATTTTTGACACGCCAGAGCAGCTCGCTGCCAGCATGCAACAAGAGTCTCAGCCCCAAGCAGAAGCTCAACCAGAGCAGCCTGCAGAACCTGCCCCAGTGCAGACTGAAGCTGCGCCCACTGAAGAGTCTACTACCCTAGAGCAAATTACTGAAGCTGCTGATCCACAGCCTGAACAACAGGTTGCTGAACAGCCTCAAGATGATAATTATAGTGAGGAGGAAATCGAGGCTGCGGTCTACACATACCTTAGCGAAAGGCTGGGGAGAGAGATCAATAGCTTTGATGAACTTCAAACAACCCCTGCTGTCGATGAACGTGTGCAGGCTATTGCTGATTTTGTGTCTGAAACAGGTCGTAAGCCAGAAGATTGGTTTACGTATCAATCGATGAATCCGTCTGAAATGGACGATCTGACGGTTGTACGTGTACAGATGTCACAGCAATATCCTAATCTCTCTTTTGATGAGATCAACATGCTTGTTGGCAACAAATACAAACTGGACTCCAACGTCTATGATGACAAGGATGTCCAGATGTCTACTCTTCAGTTGAAGATTGATGCAACGGACGCTCGTGGCGATATCGAAAAGATTCGTGAGTCGTACAAAGCACCAGAAGTTCAACAAGAAGTAAGTGGAAACCGTTATGACATTGACGACAATTGGATTCAGCATGCAACTCTCGAAACGGAAGCAATGCAGGCGCTTGAGTTTGATCTAGGCAATGACAGAACATTTACGTTTGGGCTGAACGATTCTCATAGACAGAATCTGATGCGTCAAAATTCAAACATCAATTCGTTCTTTGACAATTATGTCAATGGCGATGGCTCATGGGATTACGACAAGCTAAACTCACACCTTGCTGTGATTGATAATGTGGACACCATTGTGGCGTCAGCATATCGTCAGGGATTGGGTGATGGGCAGAAGACTGTGGTGAGCAACGCTGCGAATATCTCTACAGATACTTCGCCTAGCGCGTCCCAAAATCTAAATCAGGAAAACCCTCTTGCTCAGCAGGTTAGAACTTTGCTGCGTGGAGGTAGATCCAAAACTACTTTTAACATCTAAGAATAACTATTATGGCTAATATTCTTTCAACTCAGCCAGTAGTCGATGCTTCTAATGCAGCGGCTAACGCGGCTGGTAACAAGCCTTCGTTTCGCATTACGCCAGAAACGTACACAACTATTGACAGTCTTATTAAGACTACCAAAGACCACGTCCTTCCAGACTTGGTTGAAACTTACGGTGATCAGGGCATCACTGGATTCTTGAAACTCACTGGCGCTATCAACGCTGGCGGAACCTCTGATCAGTTTGACTGGTGGGAGTTGGGTCGTCGTCACTCCAAGTTGGCCTACACTTCAGGCCACACTACCATTAACGGTAGCGGTGAGACTGTGACCATCAACTCTGCCTCTGATGTTGCAAGCAATGTTCAGGCTAACGACGTTGTGATGGACGCTGCAACTGGTGCTCGCTTTATCGTCAAGTCTGGCGGGTCAGGCACTGGCTCAGCAGCTGACGTTGTTCTCGTTAAGCTCGACGACTCAGCATCTGTTGAAGACACTGATATCGACGCTTCTGCTGGCGGTACTTTGATCAAGCTTGGTAACATGTATGCTCAAGGCACCAACCAGCCAACAGCATATGATGACATTGGTGTTCGCAAGTACAGCAACTCTTACATGATCGTGAAGGGTCGTTACGAAGTCAATGGATCTCAGGCCACTAACATTGGCTGGGTGAACATTGGTGGTGGCGAATACCGCTGGTTCATGAAGGGTGAGCAGGAAGCTCGCGCTAAGTTTGAGGATCAGAGAGAGATGATGTTGCTCTTTGGACAGAAGAGAGACGACGCCACTGGCACAGGTTCTAACCTCGACGACGAGCTCGCTGGTTCTGAGGGTTACTTCTCAGCTATCGAAGACAGAGGTATCGTTGTTCAAAACGCCAATGCTAACCCTATGGATAGCTTTGCTGAGTTTGACGACTTGATCTTGGAACTCGACAAGCAGGGTGCACCTTCTGAGTACGCTATGTACTTGAACAGAAAGCAGTCCTTGGCTATTGATGACATGCTCGCAGCTGGTATTGCAACTGGAGTGACTGCTGGTTTGCCAGCACAGTTTGGTGCATTCCAGAACGATTCTGACATGGCCGTGAAGCTGGGCTTTAAGTCATTCACTCGTGGAGGTTACTCTTTCCACAAGCATGACTGGAAGCTGTTGAACGATCCAACCTTGTTGGGTGCTGGTAACTTCTTGCAGGGCGCTATGGTGCCTTTGATGAA